TACTATCACAGGTCAAACTTCAAACGATTCAGTAATAATTGCAAACCTAATTCCAGCCTATGACGCTCCAGCATATCATACTTCTTCTATCACAGGCATGCAGTGTACTTGGAATATTACTCAGTCGACTGAAACATCTATTCGTGAATTAGAACAAGAAAAGAACGATTTAGTATCTCAGATAAAAGTAATTCGACCAACATATATCTATGAAGTAGTTAAACAATTTGAACGTGAAATGAAGCGTAAATAATCATATGGCAATAAACAATACACCTCGCGATCCAAGAGTTCGGGATCGAGTACCAAAGACGGTAACCGATTTACGAGTACTCATTATAAAATACAACGATAGTGTGGTTGATATTACAAAAGAGTGTGTTGAGATATCAATCTATGAATCAATCTATACTCCATTCCTATACGGCGAGATTATTATGGGTGATAACTCATCTATCATCGCTACATTCCCAATGATTGGACAAGAGAAAGTACGCATTGAGTGGAAAAAGAATGGTCAAGATTCTGTAAAAGAATTCTATGTTACTGATGTGTTTGACGTTCAACAACATCTTGAAGGAATTGGTTCGTTTGGTATTTCCATTACGTCGGAAAAGCAAATGAGAAATGCAATCACATTGTTCTCTAAGTCCTATAAAGGTCGTGGTGATGAGATTATTCAGAATGTATTTGAAGAACACTTAAGGGATACGTTGACTGTAAACGTAAAAGCTAAAACTTCTCATTCAGTTGTGTTCCCGTATATGAAACCATTGGCCGCAGTCAATATGATTCAGAAGAGTGTACTCGCAGAAGATGGTACACCAATGTTCTTATTTGAATCGCTTTATGGTGATGCGCCAGGCGCAGTACTTGATTCTTATAAACGCATGTATGATCAAGAACCAGTGTTTGAAATAGAACCTGTTAAGACAACAAACAGAGATGCTGATAATGGTGATGCACAGCGTGGCTTAAGTAATTTACAAGGACAAGTATATCAATTCTCAATTACAAAAGGATATGATACTCTTGATCAAATGACAAAAGGTGCTTATGGTGCAACTGCAATTGTAGTTGATGCATCAGATAAGACTGCTGCGGTTACTGAATTTAGTTTCCGTAAACACGCTGGTCCTGTTGCAAAGGATTGGATCTCTGAGTTCTTTGCATTTGATAATATTCGAGTTGATAAACAATATAATACTAAATTGTTTTATGTGCCACAAAATAAATTAGCATTTTGTAAAGACGATGGAACACTAGACTTTCCAAATATTAATTCTACAGACGATGAATTAGATTCTGTTATTATTTCTTCGTATATGAATCGAATTAATACAACAAACGTAGCTATTCATATGAACTCTGTACCTGATTTAGAAGTTGGGAAGACTATTAACTATACGTTTCCCCGCTTTTCTCCAAAGTTAAATAAGAATGAAGATACTTACGATAAAGTAAATTCTGGAAAGTATTTGATTTCAGCTATTCGGCATTATATTAAAAATTCAGAATATACAATGTCGATTGAATTGATTCGCGATGGTATTGGGCAAGAGGCAGAACTCTATCCAAATAATAGAACTCCTGACTTTGGTAAAGATCCAGTAACTCGCGTATCTGTACTTAGTCCTATAAAATAAAGGTTAATTGATAATGTCTGCATTTCATATTGGAGTGGTTGAAGATCGTCATGATCCATTGCAAATGGGTCGTGTTCGCGTTCGTGTTTTAGGTATTCATTCTCCTGATCGCGTGAATGAGGTGCCAATTAATTCGTTACCTTGGTCACTCGTTATGTTTCCTGCCAATGTTTCATCTTCAGCAGGGGGTATATCACAACTGGTAGAAGGAACATGGGTTCTCGTAATGTATTATGATGAGAACTTCCAAGACGCAATCGTGATTGGTGCACTACCTGAAACTCATAGTGGTGAAGAGAAACCTGATTATGCGAAGGGATTTTCAGATCCGTTTGGAGTATATCCAAAGTTCTCAGAAGGTGGATCAAATACGTCCCTTGCTGGAAAACCAGATAAGTTTCAAGAACATCCAACATATACTGAACGCTCACGTACTCGTATAACGGGTATTCCTATTGCTAAACAATATACAAATAAGACTGTAGCAGTTGAAGGCGATCAAGATAACTATACACGCACAACATACGATGAACCTGATCTACGAGGCGGCATGCCTTCAACATATCCATATAACAACGTAAAAGAATACGAAGGTGGAATGCTGGAAGAATATGATTCTTCTCCATCAGGCACGCGTATGACAAAGATGCATCCTTCTGGCACGTATGAAGAGATAGTATTAGATGGTAGCAAAACAGTTAAAGTTGTTGGCGATGGGTATGAGATTATCCTTGGCAACAAGATGATGTATGTTAAAGGCGACATGAACTTAACCGTTGAAGGCGATATGCGCACAATGGTGAAGGGTAATTACCTTCTTGAAGTTGGAGGAGATCACAGCACAATGGTTGCAGGATCACGCTCAGCTAAGTTACTTGGTAACGATACATTCGAAGTATCAAACGATATATCATTCAACATTAAGAATAATGTTTCTATTAAAGCTGGAAACAATATGATTACGCGAGTTGGTAATGATAATGTTATCTCCATCGGTAATGATTGTTCAATGGATGTAACAAACGACCTATCACACCTAATTGGTAACAATGGAAACTTCTCATATGGTAATGATAATGGTATTATTGTTTTAGGTAATCGTAAAGTAATTTCGAAAGGTGAACACAAATTAGATTCAGTTGGAAGTATTATACTTGACACAGATGGTAATTTAAGTTCAATTGTAACTGGTAACATCGAAGAAGATGTTGCAGGTAGTCAAACAACAAGCGTTTCAGGTAATGTTAAAGTTACTGGCGCAATCATTGACTTGAACTAAGGAATAATTCATGGCAAATGAAATTGATTTATGCGGAGAAAATGGTTTAATAAACCAAATCAATAGCGCACAGTTACAGATAAACACCTATATCGCTTTAGGTAAAAACGCAATTAATGCAGTTGAAGACGCAATCGACAATGTAAAAACGATTGCTAATACGCTGAAAAGTGATCCAAACACTGTTCTTCGTACAATCCAACAAGACGTACTTGGAATCATTACTGCTGATTCTCTTGCAAATCCTACAAGTGCATCTGCAAAGTTACTTGAGATTTATCAGGCTTATGAGTCAGGTGGTCCTGCAATCCAGCGTATCATTGACAACGTTCAACAGTTTATCGATGACCCGTTGAATACTCCTCTTGACGTTTGTAATGATATACCTAACGTTAAGTTACTTGGCGATAAAGTTGTTGAGGTAGTATCCGCTGCAATTACACCAGCACCTGATGCATCACCGATTGAGATACGTGACGAAGTTATCACTGAGCATGAAGAGATTCTTACCGTTGAAGGTACAAAGTCAGAAGAGGATATTAAGACTCAACCTGAACAAGAGATAAAGACGTCTCCAAAGTATCCAACACCTGATGTATCAAATGATATTATGTTAGCAGCTAGACTTCCACCAGGAAGAGTCATTGGTCCTGGTGCTGCTCACGAGGCGGCCATATCCCATACCCGTCCTAAGCCTGTTGTAACAGAGGTGCCGGTATCTAACGTACCTAAATCTGCATCAGTGCCATCAGGTGCACCTGTAAGCACTCCAACGTCGAAGGAATGGGGAACCCCTAAGATTACTTCTGCATTTGGTCCACGCTGGGGATCTACTCACAAAGGCGTTGACATTGGCGGTAAGAAAGGTCATCCTATTCTCGCTACTGCGGCAGGTACTGTAACGATATCAGCTGTTGATGCTGCAGGATATGGTAACTGGATTGAGATCGATCACGGAGGAGGTAAGAAGACTCGTTATGGTCACCTCGACTTCCGTATGGTTAAAGCTGGAGAGACTGTAAAAGAAGGTCAACAGATTGGAACACTCGGCAATACCGGTCGTTCAACTGGTCCGCATCTTCACTATGAGATTCGACAAGGTAGTACTCCAGTCGATCCAGGCACAACAGCACTTGCAGCGGTTGACCTATCAAAGTGGATATCACCGAGTGGCGCTACTGTTATGGTTGCCTCAGCTCCAGCATCTCCGAATAGTGCTAAACAAACTCAGACGATTGTTGCGTCAAATCCAAATATTGCAAATCCATTCCAAGATGGTAAGCAATATACAGCAGTCGAATTTACTCCGTCAAAGTATGCAACGAATATCGCCAAACAAATTAATACGCTTGATCCTTCAGTAAGAGAAAGATTTGCTTCTGCAATAAAGGACTATCTCGCTAATAACTTTAAAGATGGTCGTGACATCAACGTAACTGAAGCTTATCGTTCTCCAGCACGTTCAGCAGCACTTGCAAAATCAGGTATACGTGCTGCGCCTGCAGGAGCTTCTTGGCATAATTATGGTGCTGCTGCTGACGTTGCAATATATGTGAATGGTGAATGGGACCAAGGCACAAAGAGTACTCAAGAGTATGTTGGGAAAGTAAGAGCATCACTCTCTAAGTTTGGTTTAACTAACGACCTAGGCGGAGACTGTGGTCACTGTTATATAGCATCACTTGGTGCAAGTGTACCAAGTACTTTAAAAACTGGTCAAACAACAGTTGCATCACTTGTTGGATCGTCTAGAACAGCATGAGCGTAGAAGTCTTAATCGAGTTATCAAATCAATCCGGATTTCCTGGCGGCATCGGAGGGTTTGATCCAACTGCTGAAGGGTTGTTTATTCCTGATGTTTATCAACCAAACGTATTCTCGATTGATGTTAAGTTTTATGGTGAGTATCTTATTCCTGGTGCAGTTGATCCTGAAACTGGATTAGAAGGTGAACCAACTTACGTTTATGCCGATGCAACCAATCATACATCGACGTTTGATTGGGGTTATTATGGTTTAACATATACGAAGTTAGGTATTGTTGGTCAACAACATACATTTAGATTACAAGGTCCTTGGCAGAATGTATTCCCTTCTGAAACATTTTTATACGCATTGGAAACACCTCCAGAATTGCCTCCTGCAACTCCAGTATTAGAGTATCATGGTTCAAATTATAATGAGAAACCATTCCATTCATTAGTACAATACACTATGCCATCTCCACAATTTGAAACAAAAGCAATGCCATTCACTGTAAACCTACCCGCCGCAGGCGTAGATCCTGTTTCAATACAAAGCGTAAACATTAGTCAAACCGTATATTGGAATTTTGATGCTGCTGCAGCAACGATTGCTGCTATCATTTTAAGAGGAACTAAATAATGCCCGCTATTTCAAGAACAGGCGATAAAGTATTATCTCCGGATGGAACAGGTAAAAACTGTGCAGCACCAATGCAAACTGCATGTGGTCCTGGTAACGCAAAGATGGTACGAGCAAATGGTATCCTTATTGTGCATGAAGGATTGCAAGTTGCACCTCACCCAAAAGGTGGATGTAGCCTTGACACTTCAGTGCTTACAACCTTTTCAGCTACTGTAAGAGTAAATGGTAAAGGTGTTGGTAGAATTGGTGATAAGTACGGAAATAATATTGTAACTCAGGGTTCTCCTTCAGTCTTTGCTGGATAATAGGTATAAATACATTAATGGCACAAGAACTTTCAATACGAGCACGGAACAAAGTCTACTCAGATTTAGATTTTGCTTTCCGTATGAATCCTGTAACAAACGACGTTTCTCTTAAGAAAGACGTTGAAGCGGTTAAGCAATCGGTTGTGAATATACTCTCGACAAATAGAGGTGAACGCCCGTTTATGCCAGATTTTGGTGCAAACATACAAGGGTTTCTATTTGAGAATGTAGATTCAGTTACATCAGCACTTATTGAAGAACAGATTCGTTCTGCTATTGCTAACTATGAGCCACGAGTAAGAGTATTAGAAGTGAGTGTTGAAGATTTATCTTATCGTAATGCTATTAATATTCGTTTAGATATAGAAATACTTTCGCCTTCACAAACAATAACATCGGTGGAATTCATCGTTGAGAGATTAAGATGACAGATACAAGAAGATTAAACGTTTCAGATATGGATTTTGAATCCATAAAAGTAAATCTAAAAACGTTCCTCAAATCACAATCAACTTTTCAAGATTATAATTTTGAAGGTTCAGCGATATCAAGTTTAATTGATATGATGGCGTATGTTACTCACTATAACGCAGTCAATGCTAACCTTGGCGTGAATGAAACGTTTCTAGACTCTGCTCAATTTAGAGGATCAGTGGTTGGCCATGCTCGACAATTAGGATACACTCCTCGTTCAGCAACTGCTGCAGTAGCTTATATTAATATCACCATTGCAAATAGTGGTGGAAGTGTTATGACGATTCCAAAGGGAACACGCTTCCGTTCAACTATCAATGGTCAATCATACATCTTTGTTACAGATGAAGAGTATCAAACCACAGGAACTGTTTTCTCAAATGTAAAAATAGTTCAAGGCGAATACAAAACAGTTGACTATATCTTTGATACTGACACTTCTGAAAAGTTCTTAATTAATGATGTAGACGTAGATACAACTACACTTGAAGTAAACGTATACGATTCTGAGAACGCAACAACATTTACAACATATACTCGTGCTAAATTAATTACTTCAATTCAACCCGATTCACGTGTATATTTTATTGCAGAAAATCCTGACTCTAAGTTTGAAATATCATTTGGTGATGGCATCCTTGGTGCTGCACTTGAACAAGGTAATGTTATTCGTTTAACTTATGTTGTTTGCAATAAAGAAGAAGCAAATGATGCTGCAGTGTTTACTTACCTTGATACGATTGAAGGCCAAAACCCAACGATCGAAACTGTCAATCGTGCATTAGGTGGATCTGATAAAGAAACGATCGAAGAGATCAAGAGAACAGCTCCATTATCATATGCTTCACAGAATAGAGCTGTAACAGCAGAAGACTTTAAAGCTATTTTACTTGAGAACTTTCAGAACATTGAATCAATTCAAGTTTGGGGCGGAGAAGATAATAATCCCCCATCATATGGTAATGTGTTTATTTCCATTAAGCCAAAAGAAGGTGAAGCACTCTTCTCAGTTGATCGCGAGTTCATTCTCAATACAATCATTAAACCTAAGACGATGGTGTCTTTAACGCCTATCTTAGTCGATCCTATTTACACATACATAGCGCTTGAAGTATTCTTTAAATATAATGTATCAACAACAGCGTTGACAAAAACTGGTTTAATTGCAATCATTCGATCAGCTATCTCAAATTATAACGATACATACTTATCAAAGTTCGATGGAGTTTTACGTCACTCTACTCTCTCAACTGCGATCGATCGATCTGATAAAGCCATTCTAAACTCGACTGTTCGTGTTTATATGAAGAAGCGATTTGTTCCAGAGTTAAGTATTAATCAACGTATTGAACTTCAATTTTCCGGCGACTTATATCAAGCCGATAACGGTGAATCAATAATCTACAAATCCACTCCATTCACCTATGCTGGAAAGCAATGTACACTTCGCGATTCAGTTAATTCTGCAGGCGTACGTCGAGTTCAAATCATCTATGGCGAAGGTTCAAATATTATTGTGCAAAAAGACGATGCAGGTACTATTGATTTTGCTAATCGTAAAATCATACTCTCTGACTTCTTTATTGATAACTATGTTGGTGAATATATTGAAATAACATGTATTCCAAATTCAAATGATATTGCACCATTACGTAATAACTTACTTGACATTGACATGAATGATGTTGTGGTTGATGGAAACATTGATACAATTGTTGCTGGTCAATCACCGGCTGGTGTCAATTATGTTACTACACCTAGACACGCATAATACACATGTCAAATAATAAACCAAACATTAAGACTATCGTAGATAGTATTGCACCTGACCATTTAGTTGCAAACTATCCACGCCTGATCGAGTTTGTAAAAGCTTATTTTGAATTCTTAGAAACTTCAAATAAGTCAGCATACTATCAAAACACTTTACCTGATCAACGTTCAATTCATTATCAAGAGTCTCAGTTTCTTGCACAGATTCAAAAAGAACTTGGTATATTTGTACCAAAGATCTATGCATCTGATGCTAAAATATTCTACGATAAGATTTCAGAGTTATGGAAGTCTAAGGGTTCAGAAGAATCAATTAAGACTTTCTTTCAGCTCTTCCTTGATGATGTAGTTGAAATAACATATCCTTGGGATAGCGTATTAATTCCTTCCGATGGTCGTTGGATTAAAGATTCTATTCTTCGTATTACAATGAAAGAGTATTCGCCAGGTTTAAAGCGTAATGCACTTGACTTTGTTGGTAAGACAATTAAACAAGTAACATCCGATGCACGAGCTGTAATTGATTCTGTTGAAGTTCGTAATTATTCTGATGGTGCAATATATGAATTAAAGCTAATTCAATCTACAATCGTAAATGAGTTTGATCCACAGGAAGATGTTTTTGCATTAGGCGATCCTCAACTCATTGGTGAAATTTATAAATCAGTTTCAACTCTTGCAATTATAAATGCTGGAACTGGATATGCAATTGGTGATAGAATCACTGTAGCTGGATTTAATGGATTTACATTTGTTGCTTATGTAGCAGCAGTTGGAGTAACAGGCGCAATACAATCTATTCAGATTACAAACTTCGGTTCAGGTAATACTCCACTCTATATTCGTGAAACAAATGAAGACAATCCTTACTTCATTCAAGACTTTATTGCATATGAATACGGTGATGAAGTTCCAGAAGATGTACCTTCGCCAGTAATAAATATCAATACAGTTGGAGGTGAAGATGCTGAGTTAAGCATTCAATACGGTTCTATTGTAAGTTATGCTGGACGATACAATGGTGTATATGGTCAATTATCGGAAAGTATTGTTTTACAGGATTCATATTACTATCAAAAGTATTCGTATCAAGTTAACACAACGTTTTCAACATCCGAGTGGATTAACCAGTTAACACGTGCTATTCACCCAGCTGGTCGTAAAGTATTTGGTAATATTTCAATATTTAATGTTCTCAACTGCAAGCTTAAGTCTGCTGAGATATACATTAATAAAGTACAACCAAATGCATTGCTTGCTAACGAAACATTACGTATTGATACTCGTGTTATGGGTATCATACAGGATTACACAGAAGCCGAAGGATTATACTTCCTTGAAGATTACGTCGGAACAGTTAAGTTTAACGAATTAGAAACAGTTGGTGCAAATGCTAGTACAACTAATATTACATCACAGATTGTAGAATAAGTCAAAGAGAAGAAGCGATATGCCAACACAAAGTCTTTCATCTAAAATTAATTATCGGAATGCACGACAATTTGTCGAAGCTGTTGACAGCAGTGAAAAGAGTTTCTATGTTTTCATTGGTCGTCCTCAAGCATGGCCTGATGAAGAAAATCCTCCAACGATAGATAATACTCTTTCGTCAGAGTATGCTGTATGGCAAGACATTACTGCTATGAAGAAGGTTAACCCTCAAGATATTAACCTTGGATTTAAGAGAGTTAATTGGGTGAGTGGAACTATATACACCGAGTATGCGCATGATGTTGACCTTACTGCTTCAGCAACAGCAAACTTCTATGTGTTTACTGACGAAAACAAAGTATATAAGTGTATTTCAAATAATCGTGGTGCGCAATCAACAATTAAACCTACACATATTTCAACTGATATTCAAACGACTGGCGATGGATATAAGTGGAAGTATATGTTTAACCTTTCAGATTCACTTATTCGTAAGTTTGCTGTTTCAGATTATCTTCCGATTTCAAGCGATGCAACAGTTATTGCTAATGCTACAAAAGGTTCTGTTGATCACGTTAAACTTATTTCAGGCGGAAGTGGTTATACTGCATCAGCAACTGTACTAGCCAATACTGCAATCCCAGTATACATTGGTGGAGATGGTAATCGTAACACTTCAGCGCGTTGTATGGTTTCAACGTCGAATGGTTCAATTACTGCAATTACTTCGATTACAAATGGTGGTATTAATTACCCAACTCCTCCTGAACTAACAACACCAGTTTTACTTAGACAGATTTCAACAACCGGCGCAATAGAAACTGCTTATGGTATTGCAACAACAAATTCACTTGGCGAAATTGTAAGTGTGACCAAAGTGATAGGTGGTTCTGGATACGTATCAGGAGAAGTTATTATTGTTGCTTCTTCATGCAAAGGTTATGCTGAAACAAACTCTTCTGGTATTATTACAAATGTTGGTATATCAACTGGATATGCAGGTTTAAACTTTAGGTTTGCAACAGCAGTTGTTGTTGGAACAAATACAACTGCTGCAGTCATTAAACCAATTATCTCTCCATTTAATGGTCACGGTTCAGACCCTGAACGTGAATTGTATGCTCGATTTGTTTTGGTTAACCTT